TATAGGTAAATCTTCAATAGCAAATGGGATTACTTATAAACTAAAAAAGAAACACATTAGTTGTAACAATCCATACGAATTTCCTAAAAGATTAGCTTGGGATAATAACATACCAGCAATATCAGACCAACTTTATGTATTTGCAAACCAACATAGAGGAATAGCAGAATGTTATGGTAAAGTAGATTATATAGTAATTGATTCACCAATTTTATTTTCTACCATATATCACAGATATTATACACAAGGTTATCCTGCAAGCTTTTACAGAGAATCTTTTCACAATTTAGTGATAGATTTACATAATCAATATGATAGTATTAACATACTTTTAGAACGAGGAGAAACAGTACATAATGATAAAGAAAGATTTCAAAACTATGAAGAAGCAGTTGCAATCGATTCATTGTGTAAACAAGTACTAGAAGAAAATAATGTTCCCTACCATACAATAAAGGTAGGTCCAAAATCAGTAAAAAAAATTATTAAATTATTAGGAAAATCCAAATAATTTTCGTATATTTACATAACAATAAAAAAATTAAATTATGAACTTAACACAAATTGCACAAAAGTTTAGAGTATCTGAAAATTTTCTAAACTCAAAAGAAGATGGATTGTTAATTGTACAATCATCATTAGAAGATATCATCGCTGAATTAAACCAAAATGAAAAACGAGGTATCGATGAAAATAAAAAACAAAGTATTATTACTAAATTAGAGAAATTATCAGATTTCTGTAAAGAAGTAAAAAACTCATCGTTCTAATATGGCATTTTTTGAAGATACAACAAATGAAGAGGTAAACAACTCTCTATGGGTAGAGAAATATAGACCTCGTAAATTAACAGAATATGTAGGTAATGAACACCTTAAACAAAAGGTTGCAGATTATCTTCAGAGTGGTGATGTCCCTCACCTTTTATTTTTTGGTAAAGCTGGAACAGGTAAAACAACTTTAGCAAAGTTAATTGTTAATTCAATTAATTGTGACCATATTATAATAAACGCATCTGATGAAAACAATGTAGATACAGTTAGAAACAAAGTAAAAGGTTTTGCATCAACTGTTGGTTTTAAAGATATGAAAGTAGTAATACTTGATGAGTTTGATTATATGACACCAAATGCACAGGCAATCCTTAGAAACTTGATGGAAACATTCTCAAAACATTGTAGATTTATTCTAACTTGTAATTATGTTGAAAAAGTTATTTCACCTATTAGAAGTAGAACACAAGAGTTTCAGATTGTACCACCATCTAAAAAAGAAGTTGCGGTACAAATATCACAAATCTTAGGTAAAGAAGGTGTAAGCTTTCAACCAACAGACCTTGTACCTATCATTGATAGTTCATATCCTGATATTAGAAAGATTATTAACACTTGTCAACTAAATTCTACCAAAGGACAATTAAAACTCGATACAACCTCTGTAATTGATTCAGATATCAAATCAAAGGTGGTTGAGATTTTAAAATCAAATGATGATAAGAAAAATAAATGGAAGAATATTAGACAAGCAGTTGCAGATGCAAAAATACAAGATTTTACAGAATTATATTCTTTCCTTTATGAAAAGGTAGATGAGTATGGAAGTGGGAATACATCTAATATTATTCTTATAATTTCAGAATCACAACATAAGGATGCATTGGTAGTGGATAAAGAAATAACATTTATGAGTTGTATAATACAAATAGTTGCACTATGACAAATAAAGAAATAAACAAATTAATGGAGATTCAATATCTCAAAGGTAGATTAGATGAATTATATAAAGGATTTGTTCCTCACAATTCAACTACAAATAATAGAATAGTAGATTATCGTATATCAAAATATGAAAATAAACTTAAAAATATAGATGAAACTGCATTTTATCTTTATCAAGTTGAAAGAGAAAATATTAGAGTTTCAAAGAAAAAATCAAAAGAAAAAATTAAAGATTTACTAACAGAGGTTTTGCCATCAATCTATGATGATAAACTCAAAGAAAAGGTTGAGAAACAACTAAACACTTATACATAAAATGATAAAATTAGAAACAGATTCACTTGATGTATTATTAAAAACACAACCTAAACTAATGGTAATGTTTGGTACTGATTGGTGTGGGAATTGTGATATTCTTAAACCAGAGTTTGAAAGAGTTTCAAAAGAACATAAAAATATTCCTTTTATACTTATAAATCCAGATTCATCACCTAAAAGTAGAAGTTTAATTGATTTAACTAATATACCAATGGTGGTTGCATTTAAGAGTGGAAAAGAAGTTCATAAAGAATTTGGAAACGAAAAAGAAATAGTAACAAAAGTTTTTGATAGATTATTAGGATAATTCAAATATTTTTCGTATATTTGTAAAATAAAACTTAAAAGATATGAAATACGACCCTAAAAACCCACTTTCTGATAAAGAACTCGATAAACTAGGTAAAGAAGATTTTGATGGATTTCTTGAATATCTAGATGGTATGAATGAACACAAGAAAAGAAAAGGAAATAAAAGAGTAAAAGAATTTAAAGAAAAGAAACGAGAAGTACTCAGAAAGACTGGTATTACAAAAATAAAAACGAATCGAGACCAATGGTTCGATTAAACAAATAAATTATGGCACAAATAATAGGAGGTGGACAACAACCTCAACAACCAAAATTAGATTTAAAACAAGCCAAAGAAATGGTTTGCACAAGTAACGAATGTGATGGTACTGTATTTATACAAGGTACAAAATTCTTAAAGGTATCTAGATTAGCAACAGGTAACTCTAAAGACGCAATTATACCAGTAGAATTATATCTATGTGGAGACTGTGGTGAAATTAATGCAGATTTATTACCAGATGAACTAAAACCAATTATAACAAATTTGGATGGCTAAAACATTATTTGACCATATAAAAGCAATTACCCAATTTCAAGACCCAAACTATTGGGATAAACTTGAAGAGGCAGATAAAAAAACTTGGAGTAACTATATGATACACCGGTTTTTATCTATGAATTCAGATTGGATTGAAACAATTTCTGAAATTCAACCATTTACGCAAACACTAGAACCTAAACAATTATATCAACTTTTAATTGGATTACTTCCAAAAGGAAGGCACTACTTAAGATATACAAAAGGAAAAAAAGAAACTAAATACGAAAGTTTTTTAGTAGAATTAATTCAACAAGATTTCCAATGTTCTTCTTCAGAGGCACTTGACTATTGTGAGATTCTTTATGCAACACGAGAAGGAAGAGAAAATATTAAATATTTATGTGAGAAATATGGTGTTGATAAAAAGCAAATCACAAAGTTAAAATTAAAGGTATGAGTTCTACTTATTGTAAATTACCCTTTTTACATCTTTACACTCAAGCAGATGGTGAATTAAAACCTTGTTGTATAGCAGGAGGATTTGATGAACCTATCAATCTCAAAAAAATGAGTATTAAAGATGCTTTTAACTCACCTCAAATGAAAGAGTTGAGAAAAGATATGTTAGAGGGTAAAAGAAATAAGGTTTGTGATGTTTGTTATCAAAGAGAAGATAGTACAGGTCATTCCCCAAGAATTGATTTTAATAAAAACCCATTATGGATTCAACCAAAAGTTGAAGATGATTTTTCAGTCCCATCAGATTTTCAACACATTGATATAAGATTTTCAAATTTATGTAATTTTAAATGCAGAATGTGTAATCATGATTTTTCATCTAACTGGTATGATGATTTCAAAAAGTTAAAACCAAATGATGGTATTGAAAAAAAATCAAGAGTAATGAAAGTTACTGAAACTATTGTTGAAGATTTAATACCTCATTTAAATAAAATTAAAAGTTTTTACTTTGCTGGTGGAGAGCCATTAATAATGCCAGAACATTATAAGATTTTAAGATATCTATATGATACAATGAAACCCTATCAGATGTTAATTAATGGGGAACAAAAAAAAGTAAGAAATTTATCAATACATTACAATACTAATTTATCAGTTATAAAATATGATGAACAAAGTTTAATTGATTTATGGAAAGGATTTAGTAGAGTTTATTTATCTATATCTTGTGATGGTGTTGGAAAGGTAGGAGAATATCAAAGAACTGGTTTTAACACTAAAAGATTTGAAGATAATTTAAAAATTATAAAAAAATATGCAGAACCAAAAGCTGTTTATGAAGGTGGTGTTGGTTTAATGTATGGATTTCAATACACAACTACTATAATGAATGTATATCATATATTTGATTTTATAGATTATATGTTAGAAAAAAACCACATAACTTCACCAGAACAAATTGATTTCTATTATGCGTGGTCTCCACTTGAATTTTCACTATCTCAAATTTCTGATAAAGAAAAAGAAAAAATAACAACTTTTATAAATAAAAAGAAAGAAAATTATACTGAAAAAACTCAAAATGAACTAAATGGAATTATAGAGTTTATGAGTTCAAATATGATAATAAATGATAAAGAGATGAGTAAGTTGATGAGATATGATTATATAAAAGGAATTGAAGAATTACATGGTGGAGATTTTAAAGATATTTCACCAGTAAAAATAAGTTGATAAATATTTGGATTTCTCATTTATTTTTCGTATATTTACATAGTAAATAAAAGTATTATGGCAAGAGTAAGTTATTCTCAATATGGTATGTATTCAACCTGTCAAGAACAATATAAGTTAAATTATATTGATAAGTTAGGAACATCCTCAGCAAACATCCACACAATTTTTGGTTCAGCAATGCACGAAACAATACAACACTTCTTAGATGTGATGTACAATGTTTCTAAGAAACAGGCACTTACTCTCAATTTAGAGGGAATGTTATATAATCAATTAGTAGAACATTTTACTAAAGAAAAAGATAAATTAGAAGAAGGTAAGTTTCCTTGTACTAACGAAGAATTAAATGAATTTTTTGATGATGGTAAAAAAATATTATCATATTTTATCAAAAAATTAGATAAGTTATATACTAAAAGTGGATACGAACTTGTAGCAATAGAACAGATATTGAACGCTGAGATTAAACCAGGTGTTCATTTCATTGGTTTTATTGATGTACTTCTAAAAGATAAAACTACTCAAGAATATATTATCATTGACCTTAAAACATCAACAAGAGGTTGGAGTAAGTATCAAAAGAATGATAAAGTAAAAACTTCTCAAATGTTATTGTACAAAAAATTCTATTCAGATAAATACGATATACCTTTGAATAAAATTAAAGTAGAATATCAAATATTGAAAAGAAAGATAAGTGAAGATTTTGAATATCCAATTCCAAGAATATCAAAGTTTGTTCCAGCTAATGGTAAACCTTCAATGAATATGGCTTGGAAAGGATTTATTAATTTTGTTGATTCTGTGTTTGGTGAGGATGGTGTTGTTATACAAAAATCATTTCCTTATAATAAAGGAAATCATTGTAAGTGGTGTGAATTTAAAGAAAGAGGTTTATGTTCTGCATGGAATTAATATTTTTTGTAGTTTTTATAAATTTATATATATTTATATAAAATAACAAACAACAAAAGTTATGGTAGATACAAAACTAACAACCGTAAAGATAATTAAAGATATTTATGCTAAATTTAAAAGATTATCTTTCGATTCAAACATCACACTTCAAAAATTAGTCAACAGGTCAGTTGATAAATATAATGAAGATGATGCATTTAGAACTGAAATAAACAGTTATGCAAATTTAGAAACTAGTGGCTCGCAATTTTAAAAAATGAAACAACAAGATAACGGTAATCCACAACTTAATCAAACTCGTAATGAATTCAACGATAGAGTTCAAGTTAAAAAGTATTTAGGAAATACATTTAGAATTAAGTTAAACAATTACAGAAGATTTAGAACAATTTAAATAAAGGTTAATGGCAAAAGACAAAAAGAAGAAGATTCTTCTATTATCAGATGATTTGAGAATGTCATCAGGTATCGCAACAGTATCTAAAGAATTAGTTTTAGGAACTTTAGATAAATTTCATTGGATTC